TAGTTCGATCTCGGCCTTGGCCGGGCTGATCTCCAGACCATAGGCGCGCACGGCTTTGTCGAAATCGCCCTGATGCTCATAATGCACAAAAAGGTCCCATGCATCGCCCCAGCAGTATGAACTCTCACCAAGTGACTTAGGCCTGCCCACACCAGCGGCGGCATCCGATCCTGACAGGCTTACCCAATGCGATAAGAAGTTTTGCGTGGCGAAGCTGGGAGACGTTTGATACCGAGAACGGTAATGCTGTGATGACCCTCGCCGCTCATATCCATAGCGGGCCAGCAAATCTTCGATGCTGTGGTCAGCGTTGAAAGCATCAATCGGGCTGACCTGATCGGGAAACTTCTGTTGGCGCTCGGCACGCTGGCGTTCACGATCTGCCCGCGCACGCTCGGCCTGCTCGGCGGCCAGACGATGCTGCTCTGCCCGGCGGTCGATCTCCTGCCGGATCGCGCTGGCAGCATCCAGACGCAGCGTGCCAGCGCGGATCACGCGGTGCTGGTAGAAGATCGGGGTGATGTCAGGGTTGCGTTTAGCCAGAGGCACGTTGGGCAGGTAGATCGGCTGGCCGCAGCGTGCCAGCGCGCCGTCAGGGTGTATGCCATTGGCATGGAGCAAATCGAATAGGGCTGTCTGGGCGGCTTCATACTCGGCCCCGGTCAGCACGCCCGCCAGCGGCAGCAGGACGCGCCATTTGCGGTTCTCTGGGCTTGCGCCGGAGGATGAGTAGGCAAGCAGGCTGACGGGGCCGCAGACGGCCTCCACGGCAGCCAACACGTCATCCAGGCTGGGGTTGCCCCGGTCGATGTCGAGGGCCAGCATGCGGAACGCTCCATGCTCACGCTGTGCGTCGTGGGAGCGGCCATCGTGTTCGCGGTAGGTCGAGGGGATGAAGAAATCGGCGTCGATCTTTTCTTTCGCCTGCGGTGTCGAGACCATCTTGGCAATGTCGGCCCAAGAGATGCCGGGATAAAGCTGGCCTGGCTTGTCGATCAGGGTGTGGAAGGAGCCGGGGGCTGTCAGGAAGCGGATGTCAGACATTGTGGCCACCGCGACACTTGCCACCAGATATAGACTGCATTAAGATATTCCTTGTGTTGGGTTGCTCTCACACATCTGGAACCTGCTCCTCCCTCGGTTCCGCCTGCCTTAACTGAACCCCGGCGCGTTGGTCTCACGCCGGGGTTCTTTTTATTGTTAGAACGGGATCTCGTCGTCTAGTTCCTGCTTGATGCTTTCGCGCTTGGCGTCATCCAGCGGCTTGCGGGCCTGCTCGAACGGATCAGCCTTGCTTTCGACAGTATCGAAATCATCCATGCCGCCGTCGCCGTAGCGTGCCTCGGTGACCTGCACCGCGTCCAACAGAAGGCTGATGCCGCCGTTGCCATCGGGGTCAATCACAGCGACGGCCCATGCGCGCACGGTGCCTTGCGAGCCGCCCCAGAATGCCAGATCGGCCAGCGGCTGCTTCTGCCCGTCGATGACGGTGGGTGCCTTGTTGGGCGTGCCGTCCTTCTTCATGCCGTTGCGCTTGGCGGCGAACTGCACGATCCCTGTCTCGTTGCCGTGTTCGTCTTTCAGCTTTTTCATGCCGAAGATGGTTTTGAACTGGGGCATCTTGCTGTTGCGCGAGCGGCAAGCCTCGTAATGGGCGCGCAGTTCTTCGTAGAGCGGCTTGGCCTGCTCCTTGGTCATCTCAAAGGCCACGGACCAAGCCGCGTTGGATGCGGTGGGCGCGCAGGGTTCGCTGGCCTGCTTCTGCGTGTTGAACCGATAGGTCTGGTTCAGTTTCGGGTATTGCAAGGTCACGTTCTTGACGAGAACCTTGTGGAAGTCACTGTCGTTGTTAGCCATTGGTTTGCTCCTCTTTGGCTTGTGGTCTCAGAAGTCTACGGTTTGGTCGAAGATGTCATCTTCGGTGGTCTCGGCCTGCCAGCGTGGCAGATCGATATGGTTAATCAGTGGCCAGCCCGTTGTGAAGTCGGAAACTGCGGTGGCGTTGCTGATCTTTTGGAGTGTGTAGGTCACGACCTGATCGGCGTGGTCCAGATATCGGTCGGTAAGAGCGTGGACACCGACAGCAAAGGGTGCCTCTTTCTCGACCGCGATGAACATGAACGTGTCGGCCTTGTATCCCGCCGACCGAAGTGCGCGCAGATAGAAGGCGGCCTGCACGTCATATGCGTACTTGCGAAGCTCACGCGGAAATCCGTCTGGGCTGGCGTCGGTGGTGGTCTTCACGTCGAACACAAGGCCAGCTTCGGGCAGGTAGCCGTCGGGCCTGCACTTGATCTCTATGCCTGTGACCGGATCGATGCCGAAGAAGCTGGCCTCGGCCACGAATGTCGGATCGGCCAGATACATGGCCGCCACCGGGTGCGCCTTGACAGCATCGGCGATGCGGGCGGCCAGATCGAAGTCACCTTCGGTCAGCAGGATCACGTTATCCAGATCGGCCTTAAGCTGAGCATTTTTCCACTTGTCACCGCGCCGATCTTCCGGCCCACGGCGGACCAGCTTTTTTTCCGGCTCAAGCACAAGCGCATGGACGGCTGACCCCATAGCAAAGGCGCTGCTGGGCTTGCGCGCCTTGCCGCGCCAGTGGGCCAGCGAGGTTTTGTAAACCGCCTTCACGTCCGAGGACGAGATCGCGGGGTGGGCGTGATATTCAAGATTTGAGAGTGTGCGGTTCATTTCTTCACCCATCCATAAAGTGCGATTAAAGCAGCCTCGGCTCGGCCATCTTGCTTCTTCAGTTTCCACAAGTCCGCCTGATCTGGGAAGTGCTGACCAGCCAGCGCACGGCTTGCGTCCTTGTCGCCCGACAGCCCAAAGGGCTTCTTCCAGATTGCAGGTGCCACCTCAAACGTCGGCACGCCAGCGTAGAACAGGCACGCCTTTATCTCGCCGTAAGCCTGCGCGATCTTGGCTACGTTGGCTGTTCCGATCATTCTTGGAAAATAGGGCTTCTCCACCCAAGCGCAGCGCACGCTGCCGATGTCCGACAGGATCGCGCGCTTTTCTTCGATGGTGCCTGGCATGTCGAAGACGCGCACGCTCATGTCGTCGGCGTCCATCACGGCGATGGCACCCGTCTTGCCGGGGTCGATGCCGATGTAGAGGGCCATCACTCGCCCGATCCGATCTCGCCCGCCAGCGCCGCATAAGCAGCCGCGTCCACCGGGCTGTCTATGTGTGCCGGGTTTGATTTCATGCGGGCCAGCTTCAGAAGGGTCATCATTACGGCCACATCGTGCGGCTTGATGTTTTTGTTCAGGTGGGCCGACCAGTAGGCGGCGATTAGGCCGAAGTTTGCCTCGGCATCGCCGTGCGTGTTGGCGCGATCAACCATCACATAGTGCTTGGCGGTGTCTAAAATCTCGTCACGCTTCATGCCATATCCCCCGCGCTGATCCATTCTTCTTCAAAGCGCAAATCTTCAATCCCGGTGATGTCTGCCAGGCGGTGGCGGTAGACAGCGGACGGCACCACGCGGCCTGTCATCCAGCGGGAAAGGCTGGACGATGCCACTGGAACTTTTCTTGCAAGCCAGCCCAGCTTGCGCCCGTCTTGCGCGCACCATAGCCGGATTTGTGTTTGAGCCATCATTTGGCGTTCTCCCTTGTTTCGGTCCTATACGCTTACGGCGCAAAAAAAGATGCGTCAAGCGTATTTTTTTGCTTGCACGCGGTGCGGCAGGCTGTATGGTTGTCCTACGAACTAGCAAACAAGGAAACGAGCAAATGATGACCATCGACGAAATCAAGACTGAGTTGGCTCGCCTGAACGGCAAGCAGCGCGCCGCCCTGCGCGCTCGTTTTTACGGGAAGGGAATCACATACCTGCGCTGCCGTGGGTTCCTTGGCCGGATCGATGGTGTGCATGTGATGTTCGAGAGCGGCGTGCATTACGACGTTTGGATCGGCCCGCGCGGCGCACTCAAGAGCGTCGAGTGCTGCGGACGTTTCGTGGCGTCAAATGCTGCGGAAGCTTAGTAGCATGACCGACCTCGAACTCGAACTCAACAGGCTGGGCGTCATCGCCCGGCCAGAACCCCGCCCCCAGCCGGCGGCCTACGCGCCGCCCCAGTGGAAACCAACTTACCCCGGCGAAGAACCGCCGTTTTGATAGGAGAGCAACATGTCAGACCCAACCATCCTCATCACAAAACGGCGGTTCTTCGCCGG